TGCGCACTTACGCCTACATTTATCAGATAATCTTCATATCCTGCTCGGGGGTACAATCACATTGAAAGCCCCTCTGTAAATCAGCGATTTGCAGAGGGGCTTCTATTTACATCGGACGCTTTCACGGACGTTTTTATGCAGAACTCCCAAAAAGAGGGCGAGGAGGTTTTCACCTCCCCGCCCTTGTTTGACGTTGCGAGATTACGAAAATAATCACGTACATCTGTGAGCATAAGCTCGTTCAAATTCAGCACCCAGAAGGGTGGACAATGTAGAAGCGTGCACTCATCTACACAGCAAAGGTAGGCAATTTTTTGATACCACCAAATACCAGCAGACCTTTTTCGTGAGGTCACGAAAATGATGCCACGCTATAGCAGCCCACGAAGGAGCGGTAGCCACAGCCTGCGTGACACCCACGCACCCAAAAGCAACGCAATAGCGAGGAGTGGCGCAAACGCTTTGAGGCGCATATCCTGCCACGCAGTCAGCTTGGCGGGGACTTCCACCACCTCGGTGATGCGTACGCTATCTACTCGCCCAGTATTGATGGTATCCACCCGCCAGCGGTCACGCCAGCGGTACACCTCTTTGACCTTGTAGATGGTATCTCCCGCCATACGCTCGGTTAGGTAGATGCTATCGTGGACATACACGCTGTCCAAACGCCAGCGGTCTCTCCACTCTACCCTCGTCCGCTCTACGGGGACGACCCGCACCTTCGGTGAGCAGGAGGTCAGGAAGTAGCCCAGCAGTGCAACGGCTACGGCCACAAGAAGCGTCTCCCACCAGCTTAGTCTATTTGTTTTCATCGTAAATCTGTGTTAAGTCTTTGATAGATAGCCACAGCTTGCTACCTTTGTAGGAGAGAGGAGCTGGAGCTGGAGATTGGCTTTCAGATTTCGTACTCATGATAAATCCTATCCAGCCCCTTCCTCTCATGCGCCCTGCCGACGGTGGGGCGCACTTATTTAGGGCTGAGCCTCGCCAGCCTCAGCCTCGTCCTCCTCCTTCCACTGCTTCTCGAGAGCGAGAGCTTCCGCTTCGTCCATTAGCTCATAGAGGTGTGCATCCTCCGCACGTGTACGGACGAGCCTGCCGATCGTTCGGCGCTCACGGCATACGACCATCTTGCCCTTTGGGGCTTTAATTCTTACTGACTTTCCCATGTCTAAAATCTGTTAAAGGGTTAGCGATAATTGATTGTCCACCCCTTCGAGGTGGCTGTCTCTCCGAGCGTCACAAGCTCGTCGTCATACTTGTCTACGAGCGAGCTGTGTAGGGTGATAGTCTTGTTCGTTGCACTTTGGGCATTCTCGACAATGTGCTTCACGCTCTCCAGCGAGAGGTTGGCACACGCGGAGAGGTCAATGCTCACCTTAATCCCCTTGATGCGCACATCCTCGAGTGACGTACAGCCACTAAACGCCGAGGCTACATTTGTCGTCCTTGACAGGTCGATAACGCCATTCACTGAGCGCAGCTTTTCGCATCCATTGAACAGGTATGATGCATTTGTTATTAGCCCACCCGAAAGATCAAGCGTGACGCTCTGCAGGGAGGTACAGTTGTTGAAGAGGCCTTGAGCGATCTCCAGCTTTGGTGCTGAGCCAATGGTGGCAGACGTGAGCGACTGGCAGTTACTGAAGAGCCACGTTGCGTTTGTGAGTGCAGGAAGGGCTCCTATTGTCGCCTTGGTCATCGAGGTGCACCCATCAAACATCGTTGTCGCCGTTTTAACCTCGAGAAGATCGGGGAGTTCAACCGAGCGAAGCGACGGGCAACGCTGTGCGTATCTGTCGATATACAGCGCTTTCTCGACGCCCTCAACAACGGGCAGTTGCGAGAGGCGTGGGTTTTGTGCGAACATATTTTTCAGACTAACAGGACGGAAGGTATCGCTTACCACCATTGGTGGGTAAACATCGTCCTGCCAGTCCGAGAACTGCTGCTCCCTGATAACGGTGATCTTGCTGTATGATAGCGCCGCGATCTTCGCCTCCAGCACCTCCAGACCGTCGTCGTCGGTGACCTGTGCACCCTTAGCTCGCAGGGCGTTGATTATGTTGCGTCGGTGGCTGTCAAGCTCCATGAGCTGGTCTGCCGATAGGGTTTGTTCGTTCATCGGTGCATCCTTTCCTTTGTTTATTCGATAGAGGTATTGGGTCGTGATGGCGTTGATTGCTGCATACTGCGCCTCTGTGAGCTTGGGGTTGTCGGTGGTCGTCTCGAGATAGGACTGATAGGCGGACTTACCTACCGCACCGTCAGCCCCGCGCTCTCCTTGGACTCCTTGGACTCCTTGGACTCCTTGGGTGCCTTGCAGACCGCGCTCCCCTTGGACACCTTGAATGCCCTGGGCGCCTTGCTCTCCACGTTCGCCAGGGTCGCCCTTTTCTCCTCTCTCTCCCTTCTCACCTCGCAAGCCCTCCAGCACGTTAGCCTGCACCTTTACGGGCGTCTCGTTGCTTCCATACTTCGTGACCTTACAGAGGTCTACTACTATCTCGTAGTCGTGGTAGCCATCAGCATACGCAGGGTCGGGAATGCGCCCCGTTGCGGTCATCGTGTAGACCCCCAGCCCCAGCTGTCGGGAGATGTCTGCCGTCACCTCCACCACCAGCTTGCCGTCTTCTACGGAGTAGGGTATGGTGGCCATACCTCCGCTCTCGCTTGACACCATCACGTGCAGTCCTTCCAGCTCTGCAGGGTCTAAGACCTCGCCCGAGGGCTGTTTGACCAGCTCCACGGGTATGCGTTTGTCCGTACCTCTTTGCACAAGCTGGAGCGCCTTGCCGTCGCTCTTACTTCCAAATGGTCGCATATAGTTATGTTTTGGTCGGGGTGGTTGGTTGCAGGCGCAGGCGGTCACCCCATTACCGCCCGCCCTGCTGTGTTAGTTACTTTAGTCGGGTGAAGTTCTTGCCGTCGTTCGTCGTCATCGCCTCCTGCCGTGGCATTTCGCCGAGCGGAGGTATGGCTACGTGTACCCACATGCTCTGCCCCTTTCGCTCGTAGATGACCTGCTGGAAGCCTCCGCGCTTGCGGATGATGTCGAACAGATCGCGAAGACGCTCTGGTCTCTTCGCTGGTACGATGTCAGCAGCCTGCCCAGCGAGATGCTGGCTCTTCTTCACGCCACCGACGGCGTGGTTTACGTCCCAGCTTCGGAAGCCCGAGGTCACCTTGATGGGCTCTCCGAACTCCTCGCGGATGCCGTCGAGGTAGTCAATCAGTCGCAGGAGGTCGCGCTTCTGCGTGGCGTTGGGGGTGTTGTCTTTTCCGAGGCGCGCGGCCGTTTGGCTTCGCGTCAGCTCCTCGAGGGTGAAATACTTGCTCATAGTCTATTCTGCTTTTGCGAGGTTACGGACTTCATTCAGCGCCTTTGCCAGCTCCTTTGCCAGCTCCTGCGTCTGTTTGGCGCTGTTCTTGATCGAGGTAGTATCGTGCTTGGGGAGGTTTTCCCAAACGCTCCAGCCCTCCGTGGCGACTGCCCCGATCGACGCAAAGACAGTCATATAGGGAAGCTCGGGGATCGATATGCGCACCTCGAAGTCGATTATGAACAGAAGGACGTCGATGAACGCGAATATGGCGATGACGAGGTAGTACCTGATGAGCTTGCCGAAGACACGGCGCGCGATGCTCGACTGGATCACCTGCTTGTTACGCTTCGCTCTCATTATGCCTGTGATCGTGTCGACGATCACGGCGGCCAATACGATGAGCATGGCTACCGCCATCAGCGTCGCCGTCTCATACGCCTCTTCGGGGGAAAAGAATTTAAACATAGTCTTTGGTTTTGGTTGGTTATCGTGTTTTATGTCGAGCAGCTACACTACTTAGCTGCAGAATATCCTTAGCGCGTATCTTACCCTCTACCTCCACTCGGATAGACGCTGCGGAGGTCAAGTGATTGGCAAGTCTGCCCTGCTGCGCCTTGTTAAGTATCAGCTCGCCAGGATTGACTCGAGCGAGAACTCGGTCGCCAGAGCCATCACCACCTGGCACGATACCACCATTGGCGAACTTCGGTATCTTCTTAGCCGAAGACGAAATGAGTGCTATTAGACCGCCAACAGCAACCGCAGCAAGAGCCACACCGACAAATGGGATGCCCGCGTGAGCCTTAGCAGCCTTAGCAGCCGCCCCAACAGTGTCAGCAGAGGTCTCGGCCTGCGTAGCCGCTATACGCGCCGTCGTAAGACCTAACTCCGTGGCGGTAGATGTCGCCTCCGTGGTGGTCACAAGCGTTCGACCTGCAACCTGCTGTGCCGTGAGAGCCTGCTCGGCTGCTGCCGCCACCTGTCGGGCCTGCGTAAGCCCCTCTATCATCTTCACAAGAGAGAGGATAGTGTCGATGCCCTGCGTTGCAGAGTCAAACACCGCAAAGAAGCGCTCCCACGCTGAGGCCTGCGCATCGGGGTCGAACGCCTTTTGCAACTCGCTGAATGCGCTCTTGAGGTGGCGAGCGCTCTGTGCCACGGACTTCAAGCCCGAAAACGATTGATCTTTGACCGCCTCTCGGTACTTCTTCAAGTCGGACTGAATAGTCGCCACCTTGATAGCTTGGTCGAGGGTCTTGGTCTCTTTCTGAGCCTGCTTGAGAGCCTCAGCAACATCCAGCCCAGCCTTTTCAGCCTCCTGCAGCTGGCGCACGTAGTCCTCCATAAGCTGCTTCTCCTCACCGAGCTTCGTGGCTTCGTCCTTCTTGTAGTCGTAGCTCGTGTCACGCACGCCCTTGACTGGGGTAGCGGACTTAGCGATAGAGGAGAGGTCGTTGGAGAGCTTTTCGCCCAGCTCCTTTTTGAGCTTTTCCTGCCCATCGGTGGTCGTAGTGGTCTGGTTGGCTCGCTCACGAGTAGAGGATATGAGCTTAGCGAGAGATTCTGCGTACTCATTCTCCTTGAGCCTGCCCTCCTCTCGTGCTTTCTCCAGCTTCTTCGCTTCGTCAGCGTAGTTGCGTTGTAGGCTTGCAATATCGGAGACAGCGTCTATCTCGCTCATCTTAGCCTTGACATACTCATCGTTTAGATCAAGCTCACCATGCGCCTTTATGGTTGCGTTCAGCTCGGCCTTCGCACGCTCCGCCTTAGCTCTGCGCAGATCATCCTCCGTAGCAAGGCCATATTTCACCTGCGCTGTGATCAGTTTGAGTTCCGCTGCACTTCTCGCCTTCTCCTCAGTTACCTCCCTTTCTACAAGCAGATGCGTCTTTAGGCTGTTGTACTGCTGGTCGTTGAGGGCCTTCTCACCAAGAAGCGATGCGAGCTTCTCCCTATACTGGGTGGCAACCTTGTCAAGTGCAAGACGATACTCTTCTTCGGAGATGATGCCTGCCGCACGCTGGTTGTGCAGTTCGTTGAGTTCCTTGGCGGCCGCCTCTCTTGTGCGCTGCAGTTCGCTCTTCTTCTTGCTCTTCTTTGAGTCATCGTCGGATGAGCTTGACACGCCACCGCCACCAGCGAAGCTCCCGCCAATAGACTTTACCTCGCCTTGGGCTTCGCCATCAATCTTGATACGCTTGACATGAAGCTCCTCTGTCTTTACTTCTGCATCATTCGCAACCAGCTGGCTAGCAGAAACATCCCTAAAGGTCTGATAAGTTTTTCCTTCCTCCAGGATAGATACAATAAAACGCTTGGCTTCTCTTGAAGCATCAGTACCAAACAGCTCCTTGTATATTCCCTTGAGTTTGCCTAACTCGTACTGATTATCCGTAGAGGTTCGTACATCCTTATCGTATGTAAATCCCTTCAAGTAGCCATTCCTTTGAGCAACGGAAAGCGAGAATGATTTGGCAAGGACCTTTCCAACTCGCTCCATATCGTCTGCGGAAAGGCTCTTACCACCCTTTTTGAGATACGCCCCATATAGGTCTTGAAGGGGCTTCTTATTCGTCTTTGCAGTTTCGCTGTAGAAGTCAATCTGTCTATCGATCTCCTTTAGCTTGAGTATCTTGCTTACAACATTCTTGATTCTGTCGTACTTCCCTGCAATTCGGTCAAGAGAGCCCTCCTGCAACCCCAGGGACTTCTCCAACTGGTGCTGCACCGTCTTCTGCTCCTCGAGCTTCCCATCTAAGCTCTGATACAGACTGAATAGGCGGGAAATCTGCACCTCCTCATCGCTTCGGGTAGACTTGATTTCCCTCTGCTTGGCGAGGTACTCGTTCTGCAGTCCGTTAATCTCCTTCTGCTTACGATACCAGTCTGCAAGAGCGGTCACGATAGCCGTGATGCCTGCGATAATCGCCATAGGCGCAATCGTGGCCATAAGACCACGGATAGTCGCCAGCGTGGAAGCCCAAGCGAGTTTTACTGTGGTCGTGGCCCTTGCCCATAGTGACACCGTGGTGGATGCCGCCTTGGTTTGCTCTGCGATAATCTCGCTTGCAGGGCGGAATGAGAGGTTGCCAGCATTGCTGATAGCTCGCTGAGTGTTCAGCACGCCAGCCACCGATGCAGAGGACGAGGGGAGATTAGTTGCTCTCCCTCCGATATTGTAGTGAGCCTTATCCGCAGAGGCCTGCAGAGCGGCAAGACGCTTGATGCGCGCTTCTTCGTTCTTCGCACGAGCCTCTGCGAGGAGTTCGCGTCTGTTGTGGTTTGCCTTGTTCAGTGCATCACCAGTGGCGGCGAGTGCGCGTGCATTCTGCTCCAGCTTACCTGCTAAGCGCGCTTCTTCTCGCTCTCGCTTCGTGATATTCGCAAGTTGCAGGCGTGACTGGTCTGCAATAGCCTTGTCGTACTCCCGCTGGCTCTTAGAGACTATCGCAGCCTGTTCTCTCTGCAGGTCGCGGATAGCCTTCTGCTCCTCAGAGGTATATCGGTCGGCCTTATTCAGAGCGGAAGTAGCTGCCTTTACATCCTTTGGTGCTGTGGCAGCCTCCAGCGCACGCTTGGCAGCAGCCACTCGTTCATCCTTGGCTCGCTCTATCTGCTCCTGCTTGGCGATAATCTTGGCGGCCGCCTCGTCGTTAGCACGCTGGAGTGCGAGCTTGGCATTAGCAACTCTCTGGGCCGCCTCCTCTTCGCTTCTCTGCATACCACGGAGTAGAGCCTGATGCTCGTTCAGCAGGGTGCGCTTCTCCGTCTGTGCGTTGGAGAAGTTATCTACCGCCTTCTGGAAGCGCACATCGCCTGTGTACTTGGCTACCTCAAGGCGCTTCTTCTCCTTCTCTGTAATCGTGCCTGCCGCCTGCACAGCCGCCTCTGCACGCTGGAGCTGTTGCTGGGCTTCGGCGAGGGCCTTCTGTGCTTCCAGCTTAGCTCGCTTTGCAGACTCCTTGGCAGCCGCCTCGTCAGCTATGGCCTGCGCCTGCGATGCCTTGATAGCTGCGCCTGCTTGATTCCACGTTGTTGAGAACTTACTCCACAGACGAGCACCAAGCAAACCACCCGCCCAAATATATAAGTTCGAGAGGTGCGTGCGCAGGTAGTCCAGTAGGTCCTTTACCTTCTCGATAAGAGCCTTGAAGTTGTCGTACACGTGCAGAGAGTCCGCAAGGCTGGTAAAGGAGTTTTTGAGACGGCCAAGAGAACTCTCGAGGTTGTCGGTGCTGGTGTCCCCAGAGAGCTTCGCCAGCTCATCGGAGAACTTACCCATAATCTCAGCACTTCGGAGCTTACCCTCCTTGAGGAGCTTATCCAGCTGTGACATCGACACGCCCGCAGCGTTCGCCATGGCCTGCATAGCCACAGGCATACGCTCGCCAAGCTGGCGACGGAGCTCTTCACTGGAGATCTTCCCCTTACTCATCATCTGAGTAATGGCCATCATCGTAAGAGCCGCCTCTCCGCCAGAGATACCGAACGAAGCCATAGCCTTACTGATATTGGAGAAGATGCGTTCCTGCTCAGCCATAGCGATGCCAGCAGGAGTTGCAGCCGCCTTGAACTTAGCGAACGCCTCGGTAGTGCCGATGAGGTCTGTACCGTACTTATCCGTAAGCTCTGCGAGGAACTTCAAGCTACGTGCATACTCGCGGGTGTCCGTGCTGATATTGCGCAGTACTACGCGTGCACGGCCTGCCTCTCGAGTCGTATTGACAAGAGAGGAGATAAAGCTACTGATAGAGGTAACGCCTGCGCCCAACGCACCAGCCATTGCAAGGGCTTGGAACTGGATTCCACGGAGCGAAGCCTTGGCGCTCTCGGCTTGCTGCTTGAACTTGTCCGCAAGCAGCTCTAATCGGACGGAAAATGAAAGATTATTAGCCATAGGCTGGTAGGCTGAATGTGTGTATTACTTATCTGCGACTACGATTTCCGCATCCTTGAGCTGGTCAAAGATGGCTTGACCTACGTCCTCGCTCTCTACCTCCCACGGGAATGGCAGGAGCTTCTCTGGGGAGCATACGGAGTCTTGTGCGAGGTGCGGGAGCATAGACATCCAAGTGAATAGACGATTGTACTCGAGTCCTTCCTGCTTTCGCTTCTGTATGGCGTTCAGAATGGCTGGGATCTCCCACAGCTCCATTCTGTCCATAACATACCCTGCGTCAATACCTCCGTCCACGATTATCATATTGGCAATAGTCGTGAAGTCTGGCCCGTCATCTTCGCCATCGCTGGCTTCTCCTTCGCCTGTATCAGAGAGGGAGGCGGTAATAGGAGTAAGTTCCTCAAGGGTGCGCTCCAGTCGCCCATATAGATGCGACGATACCTCTACGCTATCCAAGACAGACACCCACGCATCGAAAGGCATCTTGCTACCGCCATCCTCGCACCTCTGCAAGCAGTAGATGAGGAGCGGTATCTGCTCACCGTCTTGGATATTCAGTGTAGAGAAACTCCGCGCGGAGAGCTTCTCGAAAAGAAGTACCGCGCGGAGTGTCAGTGGGAATGGCACGCTGTCCATTAGAAGGTAATCCCTGCGGCGGTAATCGCTTCGGTACTGCCGATTTCCTTATCCGACTTGTCCTTGAGAGGACCAGATCCGTTGAGCGTGCAGGTAAAGGTCTCGTACTCACCGCCCGTACTGCTCTTGCTAAGGTCGGAGATAGTTACCATACCCTTGCGGAGAGCCGCACCCTTGGTTACAGTGCGAGGACCTGCCGAATCTTCCGCGATGGTTACCTCGCAGATCTCGAACGAAACAGCCTTGCCCGATGCGGCAAGGTTTTCGAGAGCGTTGTAGGACAGATGCCCTGGGGAGTTCGACACGTACGCTTCGATAGAGGCGGACCAGTCGTTGCGACCCCCGAGCTTATCAGGACTCTTCCCAGACATCTTGCTGGAGATTTCGATAGTCTGTGGTGCGAATTTGAAATCATCCTTCTTTACGTAGGGAACGAACAGCCCAGCAATGAACATGCCGTTTGACTCGCCTCTGACGAGATCCCTGTTCTTGTCGTACTTGGGGTTTGGAGGTGTTTGAGTTGCCATAAGAACTGCTATTTAGTTATTGGTTTTGGTTATGATATTTCGAACGTAAGCGACTGGAAGAACTTACCATCAGAGTAGCCCTCTTCGGACTCGTCGAGCGTGGCACTAGTTTCGCTCCAGCCCATCGTCTTCCCGACCTCATCATTGCGCCCTCCATCGAGGACAGCATCCACCAGCTTCACCAGCTCAATAGATCTGTCGTAACCATCGGAGAAGCACAGAACGGTTACATAAGCTTCGCTGTGCGTGTCGCCTGACTTGTCTCGGTCTCGACCGTAGGCGCTGCGATATACGATTATGTAGTCGCCAGCGGTTTCTTCTGGAGCTATCACTGGGTAGATTTTATCCCCTACCAGCTCACGCAACTCCTCACACGCAAGGAGCTTGCTACGCACCCACTGGGCGGTGTGCCATTTTCTGTTGTTGTCGAGATAGATACTCATACGTTGGTTAAGACTTTCGTGACCCCTGCAAGGAGTATTCGCTGTGCGCGTGGCGTACTTCTCTGCTTGGCGTGCGTCCAAAAGAGAGTGGGCAGCACCCTACCTCTGAACTTCCCGCTCCGTGTGTATCTGTCAGCCGTACCCTTGTCAATGAGGTGGGCATGGTTCGCAGCTTGCGATTCCTGCCCCATAGACGTAGCTCCATTGACATAGAGGAAACCGATCGAAACAGATACTCGTCCTCCCCTGCTTCTTCGTGGCATACGCCTGCGAAGCCCTCGGATGAGGTTGCCCCTTGGCACGTGCCCATTCCTATTCGGCTGTTTGTACAGAGGAGGTAGGGTGGTGCGAACATCCTGCTGGTACACCTCCGCAGCACGGAAGAATGGTTCACGAAGACTCTCGGGGCTTGGAGCTTCCTTGAGCCTGCCGATAAAGGACTCGACCTCGGGGAATCCGTTGAGAGAAACTACATCGGGCATACTCTATTCGTCTACATAGCGAGCTGTGACCTGCACCGTTCTGTCAAGCATAGGCTGGAGCAGTACGATGCGATAGAGTGCACCCTCGAAGCGAAGCCACCCAGAGGCAGATAGGCGCTTATCAGCGCGAACCACGAACACCACAGCCGAGGTATCGACAACCTCACGTGCCTGCAAGCCATCTTTGTCGTAGGTCGGGCGAAGCGTTCGGAGGTAGGCACGAGAGCGGAAACTCTCTACCAGCTCCTCCTTCACTGCACCCGACACACTCTGCGTCTTTACAGCCTTGAGGAACACCAGTCGGTGTGTGAATGCTCCTGCGTTCATCGCTCTAATCGGTATCTACCTATGAGTGAGCCAAGCGAAAAAGCAAGCTCTGTCACTCGCCCGACACGATACCCCTCTCGGTCAGCATAGAAGCGTGCGACTATCATTCGGAGAGCGTGCCGAAGCGCTGGAGGCAAGTCGCCTGATGCCTGCTCCACCTCGACCAGAGGCCTGCGGAGAAGCCCAGAGAGATAGTCCTCGGCAGTATCAATTAGCTCAATAATGAAGTAGTCATCCTCATCGTGGTCTACGTTCAGATGCTTCTTTGCTTCCTCGAGAGAGATATATGTTGGCATAGCTTACTTACGCTTTACGCTTCAAGCAGGCAAACGCTTCATTACGGAGCACAGTGAGTGAGTAGTCACCATTGAGGGTGAAGTCGATGCGGTCTGTGATGCCGTTGTACTGGGCATAGAGGCGATCGCCACTGCCGTGGTGGGCAAGGACTGCATAAGACATCACGCCAAAAAGGATAGCATCCTGCGGCATAAACGTGGTGGCAACTACAGGGTAACCGTTCATGTGACCATCCTCAAGAATCATCTTCTGGGTACCCTTTTCTACTGGAGTAGTCTTTAGTAGGCTGTAGGTTGTAGGGTGTACGAAGTACGCAGTACTATTGTCCGTCTCGACATCCCTGCTGAGCACCTCGGCCTCAAGACTGGCAACCTCAGTCAAGGTAGGATTCACGGTTTTGCTCCACGAAGAAGAGACTGGCGCAGCATAAGGCGTAGCCAGGACAGAGCCTATGCCATTATTTGGAGTGGCAGGGGCAGCCTTCGCAAACAAAGCGAGGTTGAGGGCTTTGCCAACAGCCTTACCAAGTCGAGAAAGAACGATAGCACGGAGATTGAGGTTAGTTGAATTGATAGCCTGCGACGTTACGGGGACGTAGACACCGATACGCTCTGACTTAGCAGAGATCTTGCTGAGGTCGATACTCTGATCGGAAAGAGCAACATTTTCTCCTGCAATAGTAGCTGTCACTCCAGCGAGAACAGGCCATACAGGCTGACCGACCACCCCAGACTGCATCGTTAGACCGACCTTGGTGTGGACAAGCTCTGCCTCGAGAGGCTGTACAACCTCTTGGATAACTTTTGGCTGAGCTGGCTCTACATTCGTAGTCAGCGTTGTTGCGCGCTCCTCGAGTGGGACCTCCATTCGAGTATCAATAGCTCGCATCGCACCTTCAAGGAAGCGCTTAGACGATTCTACATGCTCGCTCGACTTGTCGGGCTCGAGAGCCTTAGAGACAATAGCGTTGAGGCTTCGCTCCTGCATATCCTCGCTAATTCGGACAAGCTCGCGCTCTTCATCTTCGGTCAGCGCACCTGCGTGGCGCTTACCCTGCAGCTCCTTGAATCGCACGTGCAATTCGTGCAGCTGTTCTTGTTCCTTTGTCATAGTTAATTGGTTAAATGGTTAAAGGTTGGACTTGGTTATATCAGCCCAGCGAAGAGCGCGCTCTGCCAATGGCGTACGAGCAACTGGCTCGGGAGCTTCCTCGGTGGTCGTTTTGTCTTGGACTGGTTCGGGAGTAGGCTCTTCGGTTGGCTCGGGTAATCCTCGCTCCTCATCGAGAGCCTGCTTTGAGCGTTCTGCAGATGCAGTGGTCGTTGGATAGGCTGGAGTACTCACAACCGACACATCACCGATATACGAGAAGTGGTCAATGTGACGAAGCCACGTACCATCAGAGAGCTCTTCCCAGCGAGTGTCTCCCTTCTTTACGCCAAAGAGGAAGGAAGAGCCACGGAGGTCTCCACGGCGGAGGAGCTCTAGCGTATCGTTTCCTAACTGCGTATTTGGGGCTTCGAAGCGGTACTGCAGTCCACGCTCAGTAATGGTTAGCTGAAGGCTACCACTCCCGTTGGTGCTTCGTGCAAGCAACTGCTTTCTGTCGTGCTCGTAGAGAGCTAAAATATCGGATGAGCGCAGAAGATCTTCGGTGACTGCGCCCTGGTGGACGATCTCACGAAACGAGCGGTCTTCCCACCAGTCGTACATCACTTCGCTCTCCTCGTCATAGACGATGGCAAGCCCCTCGATGGTGCGCTTCTCTTCGCCCACCAAAGAGGGCGCAGATAGCGAGCTGAGGCTACTCCTTCGTTCGTATATGTTATTCGTATTGCTCATAGGCTTTGGGCTTTATATAACGTAGTTATAGGGCGTATTTTGACACCACTTTTTGCTATTCTTCTGCACTTTTAGAAGGGCCTCCATCTGGGTGCAACTCCTCAATACTCGGGCGAGAGGAGACAAGGGCCACGTTACACGTGATAAACAGCTGGTCACCACCCTCAATAGGCTCTCTGTTCTCGAAGATTCGCCCCTCATTTGGAGTCATAACGCCTGCCTCCACGCTGCTCTTTACGTACTCTGCACGTGTGCGCAGGTCGGTAGCGAATAGTCGGGAGAGGTCAAAACGGATGCGCTCGGATGCCCGCCTTGATCTTGGCAGTAGCTTCACAGAGAACTCTTGTTCAATCTGCAGGATAAGCGGCTGGAGTGTTTGGTTGAGGAAGTTGATCTGCGAGTTCTCCGCTTCCTTGTAGTTCGTGCTTTGATCAGCGAACACCATATAGGGGTGCACACCGAAGAAGCGACATATATCCAGAACGGAGTACTTTCGCACCTCGAGTAGCTCCGCATCGGAGTTGCTCATCGAGGACTCTATGAACTGCATAGATCCCGACAAGCGGATGATTCTACGCCCCTGCGCAATCTCGCTGTTCACTCGGTCTGCCACTCGGTCTGCCACATCAGCATCGAGTGCGCCAAGCCCCTGCAATTCATTGCCGCCCACGAGGAAACCGCTCTTTTGGTTACCCGAGAGCAGTCCGTTATTCGTCTGCTTATCTGCATTCGCACTAAGCGAGAGAGACAGAGAAGCATACGTGATAGTTGACACTCCAGTGTAACCGCCATCGAGGCTGTTGTTCTTTAGGTGGATAATCTCGTCAGCAGAGAACACACCGTTGATATTCCACACATAGTCCGAGACGCTGTAGTTATTGCTATGCTTGTCGTAGGACACTGCGCCATCGCCAAGCAGGATAATATCCAGCAGTTCACCTCGAGAGGAAAAGCGAGGATATATATAGGCGTTCCCAGAGAGTAGCAGCCGAGCAACTACATTCTTTAGCAGGACGAAGAAGTTCTGCCTGCTATTCGCCTGCCCTGCAAAGAGCGTGTTGAGCTGAGTATCACCTGCGTATTTGAAGATGCTCCCCGAGCGCTTTAGGTGCTGAAGCTCGAGCGAGGCAATAGTCCCAGAGAGAATATCCACGCATCGATACACGCTGGCGATAGCCATGGCGCTATCAGGTGTAGACACCGACGGGGCGTTGAATTGATTTACGAACTCCTGCACGCTTCCGCCAGATGCGCACTTATCGCCACCAGCGTAGTACGACCGCTTGAAGAAGCGAGTGAAGAATTGAGAAATGGTCATTTTATACGATAGTTTTGAAGTGGTTAAACAGCCAAAAGCCCATTAGGCACGTGATAGCTCCGTCAATCTTGTCCGAAGCCACAGCCTTGACGGGCTTGCGGTTTTCGAGGCGGTCCTCGTCTATCACAGCATTGCCAAAGCAGTATGCCGTGATAGGATTAGGGTCAAACGTGATGCTATCCTGCGACAGAGCCAGCTCAAACGACATCACAGCCGTATTGAACGAGCCATTGGTTTGCGGAATAGCCTCAAGATTACCCTTACCTACCTGCGGAGTAGACCGCAAGAGGTTCGTGAACTCGAGTGCCTTATATGGGTCGTATCCTATTTTCAGGGTAGAGAGAGGCTGTCGGAGAATAGTATCCACGATGAGAGGATAATCGATGCTGTCGCCCTTACAGAGCGTCAGATATCCGTCATCCGCCCACCGCTTGTAAAGCTCTCGGTTTACGTGCGTGGCGAGCATACCCTCTGGGAAGAAGTAATGTGTGATAGCGTGGAACGGGCATACTTTGGTGCGCCCCTCGGGAACACGACTGGGCGTGTAGACAAGGAACGTAAGCGCGCTAAAGTCATCACGGACGGACAAGTCCACAGCGCACATAGCCCGATAGCCACGAAGCGACTCCATAGGTACGTGCATGAACGCCTTTTCAATCGTCTCACGAGGTATCCACATCTCACGCTCGTCTCGAGCGAAGATATTGAGGAGCTTGTTGCGGAATGCCTTCATATCCCCTGCCGTGAGCTGGGCTTTCTTGTACTCCGCTTCGTAGTATTCAGGGCGCACCGTTACGCCTAAGTGAGGCTGTACCTTGTGCCACGTATTAGGGTCGCCCTCCTCGTCATCTACATCGGGCTCAAAAATGTGGGCAAAGATGCTATCATTCTCCACCTCTCCGCGGAGGATAGACTTATAGGCATCCAGCATCTCCGTAAAAGGCGTATCGAGCTTGTCGCTGGCGGTTGTGATTACCACCGTTAGGGGATTCTTTCTCGCACCCATCGAGGAGGTGAGAACACTCTTTAGCGCATCATTGTCCGCCTGCGCATACTCGTCTATGATCACCAGTGAAGCATTCAGACCATCCAAGCGGTCAGCCGCAGACGACAGACAGCGTGCGATAGACATTTTTCCAGGTATGCGATTGTACACCTGCTCTCTGTTGATTTTAAAGCGCCTAAGAGCTGGGTCAAGCGCACGGAGTATCTTAGAGATTACATCGAAACACACTCTTGACTGCTGGTAACTATTACTACCCACGTAGCTCTCTGCGTTGGCATCACCATAGAGGAGGTCATACACCGAGAGCGTAGCAATAGAAGTCGTCTTGCTGAACTTACGTGGCACGAAAAGAAGGACATCACGAACAAGTCGCCTTTCTCCGTCCTCGTGGTAGAACCAAAAGATATTGGCGAACTGGAAGACCTGCACGGGGGTAAGCGCGAAGAACACCATACCCTCGGCAGACGGGAGGCGGATATTTTCGTAGAACGTGATGAAGTGACGCACCTTCTCGTCTCGAAGCACATACTTGTCCACCTTATGCAGGAAGCGCTCAATAGACAGAAGCTCATACACGTTGTGCAGGCTTGGATGCTTGATGCACTCGCGTATATACGACGATAGACGCTTGTCGAGCTTGTTGAAGCGTGGGTATGGTATCTTAGCGCTTCGCAGCCGCTCTACGACCCCGCTTTTCAGTGCTGTCGCTTCGCTTTGACTTAGTTGTTTCGTCATATATCTGCTGGAGTATGTGGTTGAGCTTGTCTACCTCGTCACCGCTTGTGAACTTCGCAGTTCGTACGGTCATCTGAAGCTCGGAAAGCTGTGCGCGGAGTTCCTTGGATGCTTCAATAAAGATGGACCATGCAGGATTAGCTCGCTTGCGTGAATCACCCTCACGACTGGTCTCTGTGACTACTATGCCATCAGACATCAGCACCGCATAAGACTCCCGACATACGCCAGCCATCTGCGCTGTGGCCGATATTAGCGGCTCAAACGCTGGGGAGTATGCGCCGAGGGCCTTTAGCCCATCTCTTAGGAAGCATGCGGTTTCTTCTTGCGTCATTTTGCAGAGGGCACTACATAAACCCAGCGAAATGCGCATTTTTGACACCACTTTACCCCCAAAACTTTTCAGCCCACGCCAGCACCCCCACGTGACTTTGAGAACTCGTGCAAAGAAAAGGGAGCGAGGGGTGGTATGCAGGGGGCCTCTCCTTCCATAAAAATCACCTCCCCCTGGTCTCGCAAAGTTGATTTTTCGGTCGTCGGAAAAATTTCGGAGGAGGGGCGGAAAAAGTGCCTAAAATGTTGGGAAATAGAGCGTTATCGTTTGGTGGTTTCGTTTTTTTGTTGTACCTTTGTAGTACAAAGAAAGGGGGAAACGCCCTCAGACTTTGGAACGGAAACGAACGCAAAAAGCCCCGCGCGCGTTTCACAACGAACAACGGGGCAAACTTTTTCTTAAAATCATTACAAAGGTATGGAAACTAATCAGACCAACCAAACGACCTACGCTACCACGTACGCCGTCGCTGCCAGCTGGGCAGGATGCACTACTATCCTATGCAACAACATCGCCTATATCGACGATGAGCTAATGTACACTACAATCGGATACGAGTGTGACGAAGAGACGGAAGAGTACCCAGAAATCTACCAATACTACATAACCAACTGCAGCGAAGACCTTTGCGAGTTCCTGCATGAGCACTTTGGCCTCATGTTCGCATACAGTGAAAAACTGGATCTGTGGGTACTGCTCGTAGACCATTGCGGCACAGGATGGGACTACGTAGAGGTAGATACAGACCTACCAGCGGCAGCCGCACCACTCGGAACGAGAAGAATCGACTAACCTAAAACGATACAAGACAATGGAAACGAATAAGATCATAACGCTATTAGGAAAGGAGCTGACAATTTCGCATACCTACCAAATGACAAAAAGCCGCGTATGCGGATACCCTGGAACGGTAGAATCTATCGATATAGACCGAAAGGAGCTTACAAGCCTCATCAAAAGCGAAGAGGACGCGAAGCAGCTCGCCAAAGAAATGAGCGAGTACACCTACAACGAGGTGTATCGAAAATGCAAATCACGAGCCGAAAAAGGACATCCGTTATACGCTTATCGCACCCTGATGATATACGTCGATGGCGAGAGCTTGTTAAACAGTGGCTCTATATCGGCAGCCGCTATGTATAGCGAGCTTGACAAATGCAGCAAAATAGGCATAAGCTCCTATATAGATAGACTACCTGAGGAGGGCGAGGACGGGGAGGAGATCCCCCAAAATGTGACATCCAACAAAGCTGCGGCAGCCTTGGCATCTTGCGAATTTTGGCGAGCTATGTCCGAACGCGAATTAATAGACTTTGAGCGCCTGGAGGAAGAGGCACGCAAAAATTACAAGCGCTTGCACCCTGAGGAGTTCGAAGACTAAAAAAACAAGACGATGAAAACAAATGAGATAGCAAGGGCAGAAGTCCCATACACAGAAATTAACGACATAGTAGGCCTGCCAATCGTTGGCTACAGATTTGGCGACGCTCCAGATGGTGGGCACTCCTACAACTATAGAGATAGATCGCTTGAGCCGGGGGTATCCCTGGCACAATGGGGGCTACTCCCAGAAATATGGTCTTTTGCAATCTCAGACGTCAGCCACCTAAAGCGGAAATACTATAAGGGCGTTATTGCTGGTATAGGTGGCGACGACGAAGTGTGTATAAAAAAGTGCAAAGAGATCACCTATAAAGAGTATCTGCAGCTCCGCAAAGAGTTACACCTATCAAGCGTTGCCTACCTAAATTACAAGATAAGCATACTCAGATACTTTGTGAGCGCTGGATACTCCCCCGCGGACTACATGGCGGAAAAGGCAAACAAGCTGGAGGAGCTTAGACGCAAAATTATCAAAAGGCATGCAAAAATGGCATGAGCCCAGCAGACACACCAATGCCCCGCCGTCTATATTAGGCGTCGGGGCGTTTTATTGCTCGCTCATACGGGCGGGCAGCTACCTACCTATGCAGGTGGGTGGCATTGTCGTAGTGTGAGGTAGTCACCTGCACTAACGACAAAGGCGAGCGCGTACAACTGTGCATGCTCGCAACCTTTGCACCTTGTGGAGTGATACACTCAACGCTACAACGTGGTTTGCTATCTCCTCCCAGCGGAGGGGGTAGCCACAACGGGGAGCAATCAGCCCTCCGATCGATCCTTGAGATACTGACACACAGCGACGAGCGGACAAGCTCGCAAGGGCTATCACACCCTAACAGGAGAGGTATGCCCAGATGCGAGCGAGCCAGCTACAGAGAGGGGCGCCCCCCTAATAGGAGGAGTATGCCCGCCTCTCCGCTGGCTCACTGACCCAAAAAGCAGGGGGATAATACACCCTAATGGGTAGGCTATGCACCGACTAAAAGGCGGTCACTCGGATAGATAGGCAGACGCAAAGGCGGTCAATTCAGCCCGAGCGCGCTCCTTAGACGAGTCCAAGCTATTAGAGTGTAGTACCCTATGTGCCTCTATGTGGCACGGCCTGCAAAGCGCTCTAAGGTTGCAGGGGTCAAAAGCCCGCGCCCGCATATCAAGCGGACGACCTGCACACTCCTCAATAGGGAGTATATGGTGTACGTCTGTGGCTATGGTCGTCAGCCCCTTTTTTTCACAATCCTCGCAAACGGGGTGCGTGGATAGGTATGCAGCTCGCAAACGACGCCAGCGCCTTGAGTTGATCAAGCGGGTGTACTCCTTAGTCCTGTGCCTCTTCATCCTGGAGGGGGTGGCGGGTGAAACTGGAGAAGTCGGAGCGGTGGCAGGCGCTGACATCATCGTGATGATGAGTACAGCTACCGCCCTCGTGATGAGGGTTCGCGTGATGAGGCTCGTGATGAGTCAAGTCCGCACGCTTATGATGAGCGGCTCGTGATTCGTTGAACTTGTCAAGCGCCCAACGCTCGTATGATTCGTAGCTCGTGATTTGCGACGGAGGGCACTGCAAGCGCAAGAGCGATTCGTGAAGAAGGTCACGAGGAGCGAGTGAGTCGCCAGTGAGGCGCTCGGTTCGGTCTGCATACTTATCGTAGAGTGCTTGATAGTGCAGACGGATGAATCGCTCGTACCACTTCGGAGCATCAGCGTGCGAGGGCGTGGCCTGCTCGCCAACTATTTCCATTTTGGACATACTTGATACTTGGCCATTGAAAAGAGCGAGCAGGACAGCGGTCTCCTTGTGGCCGTCCTTCTTTCTGCGTCGTCTGCACCCGAACTCTGGTACCTCCCAGTCCGTCAGATCCTTGAATGCGTCTTGAATGGTTGTGTCGTCAGGGTCTTTCTCCCTCTGCTCTGCATATTGGAGCAGGCGGATAGCCATAAAGACAGAAGCCTTAAACAGCTGGTGGTTGCTCTTGAAGCCGAAGTGCTTGCGCAGTCGTCTCACCTCTACCGCTGCATCTGCGCCTATCCACGTTGTGATGCGCTGGTAAACTGGGTGTTCTTCTTGGATTGCCATATCAGTAGACATATCTCATATAGTATATTAGTGTGTTGGGTGGTACGGAGCGCAGTCCTGCGGTGCACCACAGAAAAGTTCATTTAGAATTCCGAGGAACTTCTTATAAAATAAAACCGCACCCCCCTTAAACGCAAGGGAGGGCGGTCTTATTGGCTACCTACCACGCCTTGGCGTGTGGTCTCTTATTATCTTCCAAGCCGAGCCTGCGTAGTCCACGTACTTCACATCCTTTTCTCCCGATAGAAGTTCAGGGCGAAGCATACGGGGGGTGACCTCATACCTTGGGCGCAGCTGGTGGTATGTCCCTCGTTCTGTGCCTTGAACTATATCAATCTCTCGACTGACAGCTATCCACTCAAAGCCTACGTATAGTCGGTGCAGTGGGTACTTACACCAAGCGAACGTACCAGAGAGCGCATACCCTCTTGTGGGCAAAGCTCCGTAGACTCTACCGAAGCAACGCGCTCGGTAAGCAGAAAGGAGATAATCGTCGGAAGCCATTCTGTTTGCACCGAACACCTCCGCAAGACTCTTCCCGTCACCAAGGTATCGCAGTATAGATGGAGAAGCTGATGGGATACCATAGCCTGCCGAGAAGTGCAGTTCGTCGTCGAAGCTTTCAGTCGTAGAGTCACTGAAAGTAAACCGCTCCCGTCTGTTCTTGGCTATATCATCACCCGTTCGACCGAGGTAGTCAGAGATCCACATCGATGGAGCTTGTGCGAGTACCGCACTGGGAACGCTCCACAGCTTCCACTCCGTGAACTGCTCGATATTGTCACCCTTCTTCTTGTAGAATGTAGGTACGCTGAACACCTCTAACTCTAAGTGGGTGAAACCTCGTGGAGGAAGTGGAATAAATACCCCGTCCCCCTGCTGGTCGCCAATGTTCCTGCGAGCGTGCGTTATACTCCCCCAATTTAGTTTGCTCTTATCCCCTCCATAGGAAAGGAATGGCACACTTCGAGTTGATCCTGCTGGGCCTGTCGTCCACATCAGCTCACCCGTTTGGCTGTACTGATTATATATGAGGTATAACTTCTCTCCGCTGGAGTTAGTCGCAGTCAGACTGAATGGGACGCGGGCCTCAATAAGCTGGTCCGTAAACTCCTTATTTGCCTTAGCCGAGTCGTTTATCCTCTTCGTGCCCTCTGGATCTCCGAGGTTATAGTTTCGTCCCGACGAATTATTGGAGTACATCTTGAGGCGCTCACCCGTAACCTCGTTCATCTCCTGATAGAGATCTGAGCCAAATGAGAGTAGCAGAGGCATATCAAGACGAAGGCAGAAGTTAGATATATCTCCTACGTTCGGTATCTCCATAGTCCAAGGGGTTTTCTCGTTGAGCTTGAGTCCAAGCGGGCGCTCTGTTGAGTTCATCTGATCTCGATACCACTTGAGCATCTGCACATACCCTCGTATAGCACCCTCCTCTTGCGCTGCATAGTTGTTAAACGACTTGGTGAGGTCGTAGGTGATTTCGTTGAGGTCAGCGCCGCTGTCATAAATCACGCAGTCCTCGTCTACCAGCTTTAGGGCTTGGTTGACATACACACCATCACGCACACGCTTCCAGCCGTCTACTCTTGCGTAGAAAACACTGTACTCCGTAAACTTTGGACTGAGAAAACCACCGAACTTTAGGCTCTTCACTCGTCCGTGGATACTCTTAGGATTCCATACCAAGGAGTAAAAGCGCCCATCCTCACCGAGTGTCTCCGCCTCTACCTCCAGTATGGCAGGAGTCTTAGCTGTACCCATGAGCGGGTCCGTCGTTCTGAATCGCCAGCCGAGGATATTCTTCGAGGATACATCAGCTCTTCCTACTGCCACCCACGGGGCGTAGTCTTCAATCTTTGGAAGCTCCATACCCTTGCGTACGGAATCAAGGTGCGTGTATGTAGTCACGACAAGGTTACCATAGCTCTCATGAAGAGACAGCTCTCCATCATCTCCAAGCACCTTCATCTGTACTGGAGTAAAGGACAACTGAGAGTCTTTATTGTTGAGTGTGGCTGCTGGGGTCGCGTTGCCTTGTTCGAGAGAGGATATATCCGAAACAATGTACATTCCGCTGGACTGCTCTATTCGCAGGCTAAGCGAGCTAAGAACACGCTCAAGCACCTCCAGAAGAGACATCGGAGTGTCGCTGTCCTCGAAGAACTGAGAGGTATCTACAATCAGCCCTCTCTCTCTGCGCGAAATAACATCTCCGTTCAAGGATTCAGCCTCGGCATCATACCTTGACATCGCAAAAACCACATTCTTACGGAGGCCAAGAAGCACCCCCCCTGGACGCTTCGGTGAGCGGTGGCGTTCGTGCGCCCATCCCTCGATACCCATGTACAGAATGATTCGAAGAAGCCCCTCAAGTTCCATCTTCTCCTGCACTCGTATCAGTGGCTCAAACGGCCTGCTGGTTATGGGTATTCTTGCAAATCTCCCGAAGTCGTTAGCCTCGAAGCTGACAAGATACCCTGTGTCTTGGTTGGCTGGCTCTTTGTAGCTCTCAGGGTCAAGAGTGCCGCACCAAAAACAATTACCAGAGCTTGTCGTCGGGTCAAACCTATCAATGCAGGCCTGCATCCACTGATCACTCAAAGTTCCATTCGCAGGAAGCTTCTCATCACCAAGATACATCAGCACGACCGACACGTCTCCCTCGGGAGCTTGCACGAGGTGACGATACCGCTGGTCCGCTCTCTCCTCCAAGAGAGAGAATGCCAGTCTACCCTTGACTACTGGGGCAAGAGCGTCCTCGCTCTCCGTCGTCAGCGTCACCGCAGGCACGCCAAGACGCACCTCCTTTACCTTCGGGTAGTTCTTGGTTTCATCCGTGTCGGGATAGGCGATGATAAGCGCCCACATATTCCCAGATACGTCCTTGAACGGAGCTACGTAGTGTTTGAATGTCGTGTTACTCATATCCTTTCTGATTAAAGACCGTGGTGATAAGTGGCTGGCTTTTTCCAGCATGGTTGCCAATGCCACACGCAGGCCGCCTGCCAACGAAGAGGGCTTGTCGGTAGACTTGAGGAAGAACGAGCCCCGGCAAAAAAAAAATTAAGCCGAGGACGAGGCCTGTGACGGCGATGATTAGTACAGCGCTCATAGCCTATCTGATTACGTTTACCACATCCAGCAGGCGCACCGAGGTGACCACGTTCTCCCAGCTGTCGGAGATGGAGTTACAGGCATCCATTGCGGAGAGCTCTTTGATAAGCACCCTGCGAGCGGTCATCTTGCCCTTCCCATCGGTAAGCCCTATAACGTAGTAGCGGTAGCTCTCTCCGTCTACATCAAGCCCCACAGCGTCAGTAACACCGAGGGGCTTGAGCGTCTTGATCTCCACAGCATCGGAGGTCGTTTCGGAGAAGAAGTTTAACACCTTAGCCTCCGCCTCGGTGTATGAGAGAGCATCCACAAGGTAGCTCTCGGCGACTTTCTTGTCATCTAAGTTGCTGTATGCAACTCGTGCGAGGAATAGTTCCATATTGTTAGTGTATTACGTTAGTTGTCTGTACTGCAGGCCTGCGCGTCGTAGCCTTGGGTGATTTCATCGATGATCTCCATAGCCAGATCCCAGTTGCGACACATAAGGCCTTCGGAGATGAGGCGAGAAAAACGCTTAGCCGTGTAGGATGGCAGGCTGTTCATCGAGACGAATACCGCGATGCGAGCCGTCTGCGCCTTAGTAGGCTGGCGACCTCGTCCATATCCGTAGCTCATAGCCAGCTGGCAGTAGTGCCGTGCTTTATCTAAGTCCTCACGGCCACCCTTCTCGTGGTGGCGAGATACGTATTTGACTACGTTCCCCTGAAAGAAGTCCAAGCCTAATAGGCTGATCAGTTCGATTGGCTGGAAGCGCATATCCTTGTAGTGGCTTCCTCCTACCTGTGTGTCGAGTACGTTCATCTGTTAAGTATTTGCGTTTTCGTTAACCTATTGGTGTGGACCTGTTAAGCAAATGGGCTTTTCGTTAACCTATTGCTTCCTCCATTGCTCTGACGTGTCGAACATCTCAAGTACGCTTGCTACGTACACATCCCACACGTAGTCCTTCGCCTCCTCAATAGAGGCCTTCTTGATTGGGATAACATCGAAGTCTCGATACTCACCAATTCCGTAGACTAAGAAGCCTACGCCATCGAGGTGCTGAATGTAGAAGTCGATGCCTATATCCGTGCGTGTGACTATCACGCCACATCGGTTGGTGTCTCTCCATTTGAGCGGTAGAAGCTCACGTTCTAATTGCTCTTTTGTCATATCTGTTGCTCTTAGTCGTTAATGCCGAGCAGTCGGCAGATCAAGTCGAGGCGGTGGGCTTCGGCGAGGTCTTTAAGCTCATCCAAGGTTGGGAAATTGCCCAATATGTGCATCTCAATACACTCATCTGCCGCCTCCACGCAATCCGCAGCCGTTAGATATAATCCTACTCGCTTCGGCACAGAATTTTCACAATCGTAGCGAATGTGATACTCGATGCATAGTTCACCCTGCTTTATCTCAGCCTTGAAATACTCAATATCTAAGTGCGGCAGAGCTTCACGTGTCCACTCCAGCGGGTTCTTCGCCAGCTGCGCTTTTACTTCTTCGCGTGTCATTGCTGTGCCTCTTCCTTCATCTTACGTACCGCCTTGGTGAACTCATCCACCGCATCGCTTAGGTCGGTGAGCTTGTCGTCCAGCTCGTTGTACTTCTCTTGTATTTTGTCGATGACTCTGCATGCATTACTCAGACGCGCATCCTCAAGGAGTTTGAGGCGGTCATCTATGTCTTCATACTTGTCCGTTACCTCTTCCAGTCGCGAGTTTAAGATGGCTGCGAAGCGTTCCATCTCTTTCAATTCTTCTTGCGTCATAGTTCGTTGTGTCGTTTAGTGTTATAGTACATGCTCCAGATCTGCCTCGGTGACGCCCCATATTTCGCTGTAACTGCCTCTGTGCTTTGATACCTTGAAGTATTTATTTAGGTGTATGAACCTGTCAGTGTGGCTTTCAACGAAATAGCCCTTTCGGAGAAAAGGCTTCAGTAGTTCGTAGAGCTCTCCATCGTTGAGATAGAGACCCTCATACCCCTTGTCTGTTTTGCTGTCAAACCTGTACACCCCCTTCTCTTTGAGCGCTTGGGTGATCTCGGCTCTGAGCTTATTGAGGCGCTCCTCATTGATCTCCCACTTTCGGTCGTTTTGCTCTATGTCGGGGGCTTCGTCAGCAGGCTTCCTCTTCTTCTTGTTGCTTGTTGCTCCTATAGTATGGCCTACGAGGAAGGCTATCACGAGCATTGCTACTATTGCTATTGCGTCCATATCTCTTGCGTTTGTAGAGTGCGCCCCGATCCCACGAAAGGAGGTGTGTGAAAGTGGGCTTGACCAGCAGGGCGCACTCGTGGCCTACTTACTTGTCAGGATGAAGTCAAATGGGGAGCAGTACCTTGGATCGTCGGGAGATAGCCCTTCGTTCTGCTCGTGGGTGTATTCCTCCACCCATTTGCCAGCCTGCCCATACGTTGCGAACTCTCCGCAGATAGCGTCGGTGAGTCTGTTCTTTACGATGTACTTCATTGTCGTTTCGTTTTATTGGTTACTTCTGTTCGTTGCTTTCGGTCTTGAGCTTGTAGAGGGCTTCTATCGCTTCCTCCCACTCACCCCCGAAGACGTGGGTAATGGCGCTCTGTGCGGTGTCGCTTAGTGGAACTTCCTTCGCTACCTCGCGTAGCTCTCTAAGTAGCTCGGTGTAGTCCTTCTGATCGGGCGCAAAGCCGAGGTTGTCGGCTCCGCGGCAGCTCTCTATCGCTACCTCTATTCGGTCTGGGTCTTCCATGTTAAAGAAGTTCACCGTGTCCGATAGCACTAATCCTCGGAAGAAGTCGACACGATAGGTGACAAGCAGGTTGAGACACCACGCTGTCAGCACCTCTTTTTGTTCTTTGGTCATAGTCTTATTTCTGTTTAGATGAATTTGCACGGAGGGCGGACAGCTCCCCCTCGAGGGTGGCTACCTTCTTGGCGAGCCGTTCTATCTCCGCGCGTTGGCACCTCGCCTCTCGCTCCGCGTCCCTTCGTGCGATTAGCTCTTTGAAAAGCTCGTCCATCAGCCGATCGTCTTTCTTGTCGTAGTAAACCCTAACCGTGTACACGTAATACACGACCAGAGGAATAACAACGACAAAGAAGACAGTCACGTAGCCGACGAAAAAAGAGATGAAATATGTGCTTATCTTATCCATTGTTAGTCTTGATTATCTCGGTTGAACATTGAGTATATCTGCTCGACTATCCACGCTCTCCCCTCCGCCTTAGCTTCTTTGAGGGTGGGGAGAACCATGTCGAGATTACTTTTCAAGCGTTCCGACACAGAGTAGACGCACCAGCCACCTCCAGCTGAGTACTTGCAGATATGTATTCGCCAAGCATTCACCATTGTCCACCATTCGTCGTCGCCAGCCTTGCACCATACAAGCGGTCGCAGGCTTCTGTCGATGAGCTTGCGGGAGATAGCCTCGGTAGGATATGGGGCTTTTGCCCTCAGCTCCGCTCGCATTGCTTTGTACATGTTGATGCACAACCGATTGGTCTTGGCGAGCTTCCTTGTACATCGTTTAAGCTCGTCTATCTCCTCGGTCTTGGCGACCACCTCCTTTTCGAGCTTCTCCTTTTCCTGGAATAGCGAGTAGTTGTGCTTCGTGAGGCTCTCCCGCAGGTCTTCCTTGGACTCTTGGACTACGTCCACCTTACACTCTAAATCCACACAACGGAAGTAGAAGAACGCGCACAACACGGTTGAGATAACGTAGATCACTAAGAGGGTGGTGGTAAATGCTTCGATCGTCATAGTCATTTCTATATCGGTTGTTATAACATCTTGCTGTAAAGTCCACCGCCCAGATTGACGTAGCCCTTAAGCCCCATTACCTCACTATGCACGCTGTCAAGGATTCGGTACACTCCCTTGCCACCTGGACTTAGATAGGCTTCAACAAGGGCATCCCAGCGGTCAATGATTGGCTTGTAAAAGGGGAATGCTTCAACGACCTTTTGAAGCTCCTCTTTCGTGACCTCCCCATACGTGACAAGGTCGTAGCACCTTGAAAAGTCATCCCAATCATACGGGACATCAAAGCCGCTGTGAGAACCGTCTCCGTCGCGGGCAACACCCATTAGGGCGCACCACATCGTTCTTGATGATATGCCAACGTGGCGCGTGCCTATCCACTCCAGCATCTTAGTCTTGTTCATACTTGTTTTATGTGCTTTGAGTTATATCTCCTTAGTATTTCTTCCCGTGCTTCGCAGGGCGTGTTTCGTTGCACTTCAGCTTGAGGTCGATGTGCGCCATCAGGTCGATGCCGAGGTGGTCGCAGAGCTGTTCGAGCGTCTTTATGGAGTTTAGGATGCCTGCCGTTGTGTTGCTGAAGATCAAATTGTCAGAAGCATTCGCTATGATCGGGAAGAGGGCATCTGTGAGCATAACTGGTGGCTCTTCCTTCTCATATGCACCTCGCCCGACATTCACCTCAAAGCCTGCAAGTGTCCTATCTCCGATAATCCACCCCAGCAGGTCGAGCAGGCGTATCACTGCGTCGGCAATCTCGTCCTCCACGGTGTCCTTGATCTCACGTAGGAACTCTTGAGTATAGGGCGCACCCGCTATACGCTGGAGTGTGTCTATCGTGTCGGGGTCGAGCTTTGCCCACTTCCCGATGCGGTCTGCTTCGATAGCCTCGTGAAGCTCTCCGAAGGCCAGCATCAGATAATGCCCGACGGAGTGTTGCTCATCCCAAAAGCCTTTAGCTACTGCCCGCTGGTGGCAGTCCTTGGCGTAGCGGTTGAGCGTATCTGCGTTGTAAAGTTTGTATTCCATATTCGTTGCTATTTGTCTGTGGTTGGTTGCGGGTTCATCACGGGCTTCGTGCGCAGGGGGCGTGGCACACGCTCCAGCGTTGCAGGCTTAGCCGTGGGGGCTTGATACTCATCCTTGGTCAGCACCTTCTCTGCGAGCTTGAGGGTGAAGTCATTGACCTTGCCAAGCATCTCGAGTAGCTTGTGTTGCTGTTCGCTGACGAAGGAGAAGTAGTGTGCCACCCCGCCCTGCATCTTAGATAGATCTCGTGCCTCTCGCTTGCGGGTAGCATCCATCCGTTCAAGAAGGCGAAGGCGTGAGTGTAGCGTCCAGATGAGGTAGCCCATCACGAGCAGTCCTGCAGAAAGTAAGAGTAGTAGTGTGATTGTCATTTGTCGAATAGTTTGGTAGGTGTTGCGATGTGGTGGATAGCGAGGAGCAGCGCATCTCTCTCCTCTTGGTTAGTGCGGGCCTGCTTGCTCTTCGGGAGCGTCAGATTGTGACGCCTGCATACTTCGAGTATTTCAGAGTGGGTGATCTTTCCATCTTGTCCTCTCCAGTGCTTGAGCAGTGGCTTTTGGCAGATGATCGGGAACTCTTTTTCCTGTATCGCATCTCGGATAAGCTCACCAACCATAGCGCACCGCCCAAGGTGGTAGCCTTTCTTGGCTGCCACATTGATGCTGTCGCTCCTTTTGGCGTGCCAGTTGTGCGAGATACTCCACACGTCTTCCAGCACGAAGCGGTAGGCGCACTCCTTCTCGCCTCGATGTTCGTGTAAGCAGCATAAGGTTTCAAAGAAGTTGAGCCGATCTAAGACTATCAGGAATGGCATAGTCTCGAGGTGAATAGTCCGATCGTTGAGATTGACTACAGCCCACCCAGAAGCCTCCGTATCAGGATCTATTCCAATAAGGAGAGGCTTCTTTTGATTTGGATCATCCATAATCTTACACGAGTTAGGCCTGCGCAGCGCCTGTGGAGTACTCGATCTTCCACGCCTTGACTTCTGGGTACCAAGTTCCGTTGTACTCGCGTCCGTCGAGGTCGATATAGGCGGTCACCTCTTGCCCTAATCGCAGGGGAAACTTCTCGATAGTCTCGCCGAAGAGCTTAATCGGCACTTTACTTGGGAAGCGTCCGCCTGTATCAAGCACGAATACCTGCGACTGCCAGAGGCTGCCCGTTGATTTACTTCTCCCCTGCATAAGTGGACAGAGGACGGCTACTGTTCCCTTAATTTTGATTTCGTTGTCCATAGGTTTGGATTAAATACTCGTTTTCGTTCTGTTCATTCTGTGGTCTGGCACTCCTACGAGCCGTACCTCGATGCAGTCGCCACGAAGGCGAGATACCGCACGGTCTCCGTAGCGTTGAAGTTCAGCCCATGGGAGGTTTGTGGTAGCGACGATCGGTGCGTCTCGATACCCATAGTCGGATCGCTGGTTTATGAGGTCCGCCAGACTCGCCTTGTTCCCATAGCGCTGGAAGGTGACAGGCTCACTACCGAGGTCACCTATGTGAAGCACCCGATAGTCCAGGGCGGTGTACCTGCCATCTGTACTGTCCATAAGATCCGCCATATGCCAAAGGGCGTGCGTCTCACCATTCCACAGGAAGGGCTTCATAGTTCGTCGGCTATTCACACCGTCGTAGAATGGTCGCTGTACACCAAGCATTTCACTAAGGTCTCGCAGTAGAGTCACAAGAAGCGTCTTACCTGTACCAGTCTCGCCTGTTACGATAAGCCCCTTCATCGGGTCGTCTATCTCTGGATGTGGCAGGGCGAGTAGCCAAGAAACCGCTTTTGCATATCCGAGAGCCAGAGTATCATTGTCAAGAGAAAATCGCTCCTCCCTCAGCTTGCCAAGCTCTGTGATATAGTCCAGCGCATCATCAAGTTTTATACCTCGGTACGCATCATAGACCGATCGTGGCGGTAGGCCTGCCGTCCGCTCCTCTTTGATCTTCTTGACAAACTCCGAGGCGAGTGGAAGCGCACCCTCTTTTGGCTGTGGTTGCTCGTTAATCATTGCTGTTGTTTTTTTTGCTGTTCGCCTTCTCTTCGTGTTATCTTGAGTACAGAAGCCTTGTATGCCTTCATCTCCTCGCTATCTTCGGCCTGCGCCTGCGAAGCCTTGACTTCATCCCACATATGGTTTGAGTAGTTCTGGGATGCAGGAGGAGGAGATGACGGCTTGGAGGCAGTGTTGTCTCGATAGCACCCCTCCACGACCTTAGCGAAGTTATCTGGCTTGACAAGCCACGACAGACTCGCCATGGCTCGATTGCCTCGTAGGAAGGTGGATGCCTTGGCTTCTTCCATCATCTTTCGGAATTGGGCTATTGCGTTTAGTGTGGTCGCCACCGTGGGACGCTCCTTGGCATTCCCATCTGGTCGGTCGGGCATCAGCGCAACAAACAGCTCATGCCCGTCTCTACATATGGCCTGCGATAGGATGCTTGACTTAGCGAAGCCATCATCACCAGCAGTCGCCTCTTCATAGAGTGCTCGCCACACCTTACCGAAGTCTCGCATATCTGAGTTCGGATACATTAGCGAGCTAACCATAGCGCGAAGCGCAGGGTCCTCTATCGCATCTATTTCTTTCTGCGCGCTCTCAAAGCCCCCCCTGGGGGTTTGGGGGAGACTTTCATCTTCTATTTTATCTTTTTCTTTTAGGGGGGTATTTACCCCCCCTATAGTCCCCCCCAAAGTAGAGCTGAAAGTAGAGGGCAAAGTAGAAACGCCTTCTCTACTTTCGTCTACTTTCATTTCTGCTTTCTCTACTTTTCTACTTTTGACTGCTTTTGTCTCTACTTTCGTTTCTACTTTGCTCTCTACTTTTCTACTTTCATCTTCTACTTTTGAGCGATTGCGCTTAGCCTCGCGAGCTCTATCTAAGCCTTCTTTGACCGCTTGACTTACATTGTAGCTGCGCTTCTTCGGTGCAGCTTCTTCGCCTTGCTTTTTATCTGCACCGCCAAGAGTTGAGAGATGTGAGGTGAGGCGTGGTGAGTAGAAGTACTCTACTCCATCCTCATCGGTGGCGATCTCAAACAGACCGAAGTCCTCAATAGTGGATCGCACGACTTCCGCCCTTGGGCGCTTTGGCAGGATGTTCGCCAGGCGCTTGGCGTTGTTTGGATAAGTGTACCCATCTTCATCTTGCTGTGCGAGCTTTAGGAGGAGGGCGGTGTAGATGCCCCAGCCCGCCATCCCATGCTCTGCAGTCAGTGCTTCTATCTTAGCGTCCTGCATGGCGAAGATGTCGAGTGGTATGTATTTATGCTTACACATATTCTGGGAGTGTGAAGTAGGTAGAATTGAGTGTGCGCCCAGAGATCAGTAGACCTTCTTGATAGAGGTCCAGCAGGATAGGGCGGAGAGTATCGAAGCCATAGCCGACTACCGAGGATAGTTGCTCTTTAAGTACGATCAGCGGCAGCCGTCTTTCTTCCTTGCGTAGCTGGAGGTGTCGCTGTATCGCTCCTATCACCTCGCGTCGGTCTATCTTCTTCATTGCTTTACTTCCTGCGCCCTACGAGCTTTCTCTTCCTTGAGCAGGATAAGCTTGTCTGCTGTATCTCCAGCCCTCAATGAGAAGTAGCGGACCCGCTTATTTCGAGCGCGCATCTTATTCGTTAGGAAGGAGAGATACAGCTGGTGGTTATGGATGTGCTGGTCTAAATCTTGATCGCTGAGCCGTCTGAATCGTAGCTCGTCTATGTTGCTTTGCTTCATATAGTGGTTACTTCTGTCTTGTCATCTTCTGCTCTCTGCGTAGGCACTCTGCATACGCATCTACGTCGAGGATGAGAGTAAAGCGCTCATCCTGCAGGAAGGCGCTGGGGTACTTTGCTATTCTTGAGTTAAGCGCGCCTCTTGACTTGATACCGAGGAAGCCGTGTATCTTCTCACGACCTGCGATATATCTCTCGGTGGGCTTTGCTATCTCCGTGTGCTTGCTTAGTGCCTCGCACACTGCTGATGAGATGAGAGCCTTGAGCTCTCCTTGGCTGAGGATGATTGCCGTGTCCATATCTATGTATCTATTGAGGCTCGTTCGAGGTGGCGTGTGAGCTTCCTCGCCATGAGCTTTGCATTGCGTATCGCATTCTGCCACTTGAGATCCTTCGGGCTATTTTCGTAGCTCTTAGTCCCAAGTATCCGTAGCGTCCTTGCGATGATTACTGCATCGGTGTTGGAAATCTGTATCATTGGAGTTGTTGGATTTTGGAGATTGTCTACTTTGTAGCGCGCCTTGCCCTCTCGGGTTTGTCGCGCTTAGATCGTTCGTTCATTCATCACTATTCCAGCTACACCCTCACGGGCTGGCTGGACAACAATAAGAGTATGTTACCACAGCCTTTCAGCCGTGGTGGGATGACCGCCCAAATAGCGGTCTATTATTCTACTTTGGTCGGTGCGCCTCCGAGCTGATGAAGGCATAAGTAGCATCAGGGGGCCTGCGCCCGACGCACCGACATATTGCGTACTTTTTTGTGAGGCCTTGCTCTCCCGAGTTCGTCCTCACGATCTAATAAACAAATCAAATCATATGGAAACTAAAAACGTTGTGGGCGCGGGGAACCTCTAAATTGATCGCCCGCGCCACGGATTGAAGAAAAGAGAATCTATCCGCTAATGTTGTCTGCCGTAGCGCTCGATAGCTCGCCACGTATAGACGGTGATGCCGAGGAGGAGAACGCCTGCGAACTTCTTGATGAGGAACTCCGAGGTGCTCACTGCTGGCATTGTTGGGTGGTCAGTGTCTGAGACTATCAGCAGAAAGCCGAGGAAGCCCAAGACGCAAAGTGCGCCTGCAACCAGATAGGCAAGCACTATTCCTATTCTATTCATAGCCGTATTATTTGTAGTTACTAATGTGTAGTCAGGAGGATTGCGATCCTCGGGTGTTCCGTGCCTTCCACGGCTTCGCTCTGTGCGCAATAGGCCACAGACTAACTACAATGGGTTAATCACGCGCGGGCCTTTCACCCGCAGATTATTTCGTTTCGCCATTGTTTGTATCAAGTATGTCAAAGATCGCGGTCGCTGGAGGGCTTAGCCTTCGGCAGAGGTGGTTGCGTTCAGTTCCTCAGCTCGCTTGAGCGTGCTGTAGACTGTCACCATACACACCTTGTATTTTTTGGCAAGGGCTTTCTTTACCTGCCAAATTCCCCCGCCTTGTGACAGGAGTCGCAGGTAATCGGCCTGCATCTTGAGAGCGCGCTCATCTAACTTTTCGGAGTGGCTCTTAGGAACTCTTATTTCAGCCATATTGCAGGTGGTAGATTATCTTTATCTTTGTTTCAAATTTTGCTTCAACTTTGAAGCGTTTGTTGTAGCTCCTCTTGAACTACACTACAAAGGTAAACCAATTTGGTTGACTTACCAAATCAACGTCAGCCTTTTTGGATTAATTATTTTGCAAGACGCTGTAATACTGCATCTTATGAGCGAAAAAATTTTTTCTGATCTGTCGGAATATTTCAGAAGCAAAGGCGTTACGCAGAGCGCCATCGCAGAGAAACTCGGGGTTAGCAAGGCTTATGTCAACTCTCTAATGACGGGTAAGAAGGCATTTGGTAAGGCGCAGGCGGCTAAGTGGAGCGAAATGTTTGGCATCTCCGCATCGTGGCTGCTTACGGGAGAAGGAAACATGATGTTGTCCGATGATATAGGAGCAAAAGATGCGATTAAATCACGCATAACTCAGTATATAGAGGCAACCAACGAGGCTACCTCTGTTCGTGACTTCCTGTTGAAGGCTGGATTATCGGCTTCTTTTATCTCTGGACTTAGCCGAGGTATCGGGCGTGACGCAAAAGAGAAGATACAGAAAGCCTACCCATCGCTTAATGTAGTATGGCTTGATACTGGCGAAGGCAGTATGCTGAAAGCCGATACACCCATCACGCAGCCCTCCCCAGAGAACAGCGCACGCCCACTCGTAAGTAGCGACCGCGATTGGGTGGAGATACCTCTTGTGCCACACCGCGCGAAAGCAGGAGCACTATCTGGCTTCGGAGATCCATGCTGGGAAGAGGACAAACAGACGATGCCTGTGCTGATCGACAAGAGACTGAAAGGAGATTACCTGCTCTTTGAAGTGTCTGGCGACAGTATGGACGACGGCACCAGTACAGCGTTTCTCGATGGTGACGTGCTTCTCTGCCGTGTCCTTCCTAAAAGCGACTGGCAGTATGGCATAAAGCGCAGACGAGACACCTACTGCGTCGTGGCCACCGAAGCTGAGGGTATAGTCCTCAAGGAGGTTGTAAACCACGACAAGGCAACCAACGAGATCACGTGCCATTCGCTCAATAGCCAATACAAGGACTATTCAGTGAAGCTCGATGATGTGCAGGGCATCTTCTACGTAGAAGAGCTCATAAAGCGCAGGTTCTAATACATAGGCATTATTCACCTAAAATAAATTCACTATGAAGAGAACAGAAACCCTTGCATCCGTAGACCGCAAGAAATTCGTCCGAGACAGCTTCGCCCAAAACGACAAGACACGACAAGCCGCTGATACCGCCAATATATGGGGCTTTGTCTTGGTGCTTGTCGCTGTTGGCCTCATATTCATCGGGTTCATAAACTCCTACGAAATCTATAGCAAGATAGACAACATCATCACGTACACGCTCGCTCTCGCCTCATCTATCGCCTTGAGCATAGCCTGCTTCCAAAGAGCGCCAAGACTACGACGCACGGCCGACAGCCTCGACTACCAACTTATGGCGGCCTTCCCCGACTGGCAGGATCTTCTCAAGGAGGCCTGCGAAGAAGACCAGAAGTAACTCGCAAAACTACAGATCTATGAGGCATCTATACTCAACATTCGCAGCACTACTGCTCATTCTCCTAACCACTATAGCAGGCTTTGCACAGCGCAACAACGCTAAGCCAAAAAGCGTTATCACCCGAACAATAGTAGGGTGCACCCTTGGAGAGACCACGCTGGAGCAGATAAAGGAAAATGTTCAAGCACAAGGAGGGACGATTGAAAACTTCTCAGATGCGACTGACGGACCAAGGATGAAAACGATAGCTGTTAGCGGTATGAGGTTTTGGGGAGAGACCCGAGATAAGATTATAATGAAAACGGTTGACAGCATCCTCTACACGGTGATCATATTGATACCTGACAAGTCTGAAGCAGATCGACTGAAAAATAGTCTAATTCTTAAATACAGAGGCTGGGAGGACAACATGGATACACCATCAAAACCTTATGAGGGAAGCTATGTAGACTCTCGATCTACAATTATGCTATCCTATAAGAATGATGGACCAGAGTATAGTCAAAAGTTCAAGTATGCAATGCTTATGTATGCGGACAACGCTCTGATTAAAAAGGCGGGTGAAATAGCGAGTTCCGACCTGTAGAATAGTAGCCCCATTATATCGCATCCGTGAGTGCTACATCAGCATGATGGGAACAAAGGATGAGCAGATATTAGAGCTGATGAGGCTCGTGGAAAAACTAACAAGCAAGTAAAAACCACATACAATACAAAGTGTTATCATGAGTCTTAGAGCCACAAATGAAGGGGTGCTCAAGATTGGCGACAAAGAGCTCCCTTGTGCTGTACTCAGTGACGGTACACGTGTACTTACAGCAAAGGCTGTATTCCAGGCATTTGATCGCCCGAGAAAGGGGAGATCTAACGATGGATCAAGAGGGGACCAGATGCCCAGCTTTATCGACGCAAACAACCTACAGCCATTTGTAAATGAACACATTAAGGTGTGGACCAAGCTTATACCTTATCAGACCCTATCTGGGGCGAAAAGAAGTGGGTATGATGCTCGGATACTCAGGGGGCTATGTGAGGTGTACTTGGAGGCAAAGCGAGCAGGCGTGCTACTACCAGCACAGGAAAGGCTTGCGGTTACATCTGAAGTGCTCCTGATCGCCCTAGCCGACGTAGGGATAACTGCCCTTATCGATGAAGCTACAGGATACCAGCACACCAGGGAGAGGGATGAGCTACAGAAACTACTCAAGGCATACGTGTCAGAGGGCCTCCTACCATGGCAAAAGAGGTTCCCTGATATATTCTATCAGCACCTATTCAGGCTCAACGGATGGGACTATACCTTAGAGGGCATAAAAAAGAGACCAGGGGTTGTTGGTAGCTGGACAAACCAACTCATATACAGACAGCTCCCAGAGGGCGTCCTCGAAGAGCCACAGCGTGTGACGCCTCGATCCGAACAAGGGAACACTACAGAGCGATACCACCAGCATCTCACAAATGATATAGGGAACGTACACCTTACAAATCAAATACAGAGGGTTATCGCTATAATGGAGGTTTCAGATAATTGGGATGACTTTATAAGTAAGTTCAATAAGTCAATCCAGTCTCAGGCTGATATAAAGAAAATATCAGTGGGGAGTCAAGTTACAGAAAAACATACCACGCCAGAAAGAGATGAAGAAAGCGAGCTTTCACTCTTCTCTGATAGCGACTTTTCTTAGAGCGAGTATATTACACACCATAAAACCATTTCGTTGGCTTCAACGAAATGGTTTTACAATAAAATACGACACAACATGCTACCTATACGACGTACCTGCCACTTCCTCCTCGATAAGCAGAAAGGCTGGAAGGCTCTGCAAGTCCGCTACCGCATCCGCTACGGAGGTGGCAGTGGCTATATAACCAGTGTGTATGTAGGCTACCGCGTCGAGCCAGACAAGTGGAGTGCCGAGTCGGAGCGGTGCATGAAGAACACGACGCACGGAGATAGACGCACGCCAGCCGCTATGATAAACCGCGCGCTGCAGTACACGGAGGAGGCTGTCGAGAGTGCGTTTAACTACTTCGAGAGGGAAGAGCGACTACCCACTCCCGAGGAGCTAAAGGCAAAGTATAATGAGTACCTCGGAGAAGCGCTGGGAACGACCAAAGAAGCTCCAGCAAAGGCAAGCCCAGAGGACAAACGCAAGATAGTCGCACTCATCGACCTATTCGTAGAAGCTGAGAGCGGGAGACGAAGCTGGAGCGAGCGACACCTGGCGAACATACGCACCGCACGTATGCACATAGCAGACTACTCGCAGGCGGCTACACTGGAGGATATTGACGAGAAGTGGGTGGCAGACTTTATCACGCACCTAACAGCGAAGCGTGGGCTTCTCAATGGATCAGTAGACAAGACACTCCGCATATTAAAGAGCGCACTCTATTGGGCACAAGGTCAGGGTCTATACGAGAAGGCTTACCGCCGTTTCTTCGAGGTGCGCCTAAAGGGCATCGATAGCAACAGAGCCGAGGTATATCTCACGTGGGAGGAGCTGAGCCGACTTATGGAGGTAGAGCTACGCCTGCATTCAGAGAAGATAGCACGTGACCTCTTCTGCTTCCTTTGCTTCACTGGCCTGCGGTACTCGGATTTGAAGAAGCTGACACACGACAACATCACAGAGAGAAGCATACGATACTACGCACAGAAGACGGACCAGCTGATCGAGGTGGACATCAACGACCACGCCCGCACTATCCTCAATAAGTATAAGGGTGAGGAGAAGCCACTTCCATCAATGGCAGAGCAACGCCTAAACCGAGCGATCAAAAGCGTGTGCAAGCAGGCGGGCATAGACGCACCCGTCACACGCCTGCGATATTCTGGTCGCCAGCGCATCGAGGAGTCACTACCGAAGTATGAGGTCGTGACCTCGCACATAGGGCGCCATACCTTTGTTGTGCAGGCTCTCACCCTTGGCATCCCCTCTGAGGTCATCCGCAAATATACAGGCCACAAAACCGAGGCAACGATGCGTCCGTACATCGCAATCGCAGATACCCTCAAGGCGCAGGAGATGGAAAAGTTCAACCGTCCGCTGCTGTCCTCACAACGGACGCATAACGGACGGAAAGAGGTATCATCTAATGAACTTTAATTGCTCTTAAATGTATAGGTGAGGCAGGTAGATCACGTATGTAGTAACGGCTTGCGCACTTACGCCTACATTTATCAGATAATCTTCATATCCTGCTCGGGGGTACA